GAAAGATTAAAAAATATATTATCAGAATTATGATATTATTAATAGATGCAGACAGTTTGGTATTTGCTTCTTGTTATAGGAAAAGGCAATTTCCCGATGATGAAAAATATTATACAGATATTGAAGATGCAAGAAACAAGTTTGATGAACAATATATGTGTATTGTAAATGACTTGGAGGAAAAATATACTATTGATCAAGTTTTATGTTTTAGTGGATCAAGAGGTAATTTTAGAAAATTAATTACTAATAATTATAAAGCGAATAGAAAAAAACAGGAATTACCACCATTATTATACGAAATGCATCAATATGTTATTGATTATTACGATAGTATTAGAGGTTATGGAGTTGAAACCGATGATATGGTTGCAAGGTATTGGTATCAAATTAGCCAAGATATTGGTAGAGATGAAGTAATGATTGTTTCAATAGACAAGGATTACAAGCAATTTCCTGCACTTATTTACAATTATCATTATAAACATCAATGTATTTATGATATATCAGAAGATGAAGCTATGTTTAATTTTTATGCGCAATGTATTGTAGGTGATGGCGCAGACAATGTACAATATTTTAAAGGCAAAGGAATTAAATTTGCAGAAAAATATTTTGCAAATTGTTTTACTAAATATCAATATACAAAAAAATTATATCAATTATTTAAAGAACAATATAAAGGAAAAGCAAGACAAAAATATACAGAATGTTATAATTTATTAAAATTAAGAACAAATTAATGAAATACGAAATAGAATTAAAAAGAATAAAAAACTTTGTAGAAAAATATGCAGGATATGATATAAGTACAAAGTTAAGAGATGCTGAAACAGTAAAATATAGAACATTATATTTTAAAATAGCATCAGATACCACAAAATACACATTATCACAAATTGGAAAAATTGTCAATAGAGACCACGCAACAGTATTACACGCAAGGAAAAATTTATTTAATGAATTTATGGATATAAAAAATTTTGCTTATATCTATAATCAATACAAAATAAATATTTTAGGTAAAAAAGTGGATAATGAATATAAAAATATACAACAATATAATAAATTGAAAGAAAAATATAATGATTTATTAGCTGTTAAAATACCTGTAAATAATGTTATTAATTTAACAGAAAATGAAAATATATATAGAACATTATCTGATCAAGATAAAAAAATATATGATGAAAGAGCAGCACTTGTATTAAAATCTTTTGAATGGAAACGTAAAGATGCACAACGCAAAGAAGTTTTTGATATTATTATAGGAGAGCCAACCGTAGAAAATTCAAGAGGTACATTACGATAAACAATAACTTAATAAAATAAATATGGAAACAATAGAAAGTAATAAATACATAGTTTGGGTTGACACAATATCACAAAACTTTAATAAATGGATTGGGAATTAGAAATACAACTGCATTACCCACACGATAGATTTATGGTAGGTTGGGAATTTTTACAACCAACAGATAAATTTAATTATAGAACAATTAACTTATTTTTGTTTTTTGTTACATTCACATTAGACTTCTAAAAATTAAATATTAAATACGTTATATATATGATAGAAAAAGTTAAAATTGGCGCAATAAAATCAAATAAAATTAATCCAAGAATAATAAAGGATAATAAATTTGTAAAACTTAAAAAATCTTTAAAAGAGTTTCCCGAAATGTTAAAACTACGACCAATAGTTGTAGATGAAAATAATATTATACTTGGTGGAAATATGCGTTATAAGGCTTGTAAAGATTTAAATATAAAAGAAGTTTATATTGTAAAAGCTAAAAATTTAACCGAACAACAAAAACAAGAATTTATAATAAAAGATAATGTAGGTTTTGGACAATGGGATTGGGATATTTTAGCAAATGAATGGAATACTCAATTATTAAGCGAATGGGGATTAGATGTTTTAGAATTAGAAGAAAATTATGATGAGGGAGAAATTATAGAAGATAATATTGTTAATGAACATAATCAAGTTATAATAAATTTATCTATGCCTTATTATGAATATGAAAAAATGGAAATAGATTTTCAAAATTTTATTAAAAAATATCCAAATATTATATGCAAGATCCAAAATTAAATGTATTAATATATCCAATGTTGTCTGTAAATAATTTAAATGCAGATAGTAATTATATTATTATTAAACAATTATGTAATGAACTAATAAAAACAAAAAAATATAATTTTTTTTTATTAATTGACTCAAATAGAAAATATATAAAAGATGATATAAATTCTTTGGTAAAAATATTAAAAATTCCAATGCCAAGAAGTAAAAAACATCAAGTAATACATTTTAATTCAAATATATTTAGAGAAATATTTAAAAAATATGCCTTTGATATTGTTTGGAATAATGTTGTAGAACAAGGACATCATTTTAGATATTTTCAAGACACTTTGTTAGATGATAGCAGATATAAAGTTTTTAATTATCATCATTATGTAATCCATAGGAGTTTGGAAAAATTAACAAATTATTTACCTTGTACTCATATTTTATATGATCAAATTATAGGAAGTTTAGGTACAGATTTAAATTTTTTCCATACGGAATATTGTTATAATATGTTAATGGAAGAAGCAAAAGATATTTTAAATAAAGATAAAATAAAATTATTAAAAGAAAAAAGTGTTATAAATTTAGGTGGTTATACTAATGAAATAAAAAGTATAAATAAATATGATAAATTTACTTTTATATATAATCACAGATTAGATGGTTATAAAAATTGGCAAATTACATTTGACATTTTTGATCAATTATGGAATGAGGGATTAGATTTTCAAGTTATATTAACAGCAGGAGATAAAGATAATATAAACACCATAAATAAAAAACCATATTGTATTGTTAAATCTTTTACTAAACATAATGATTATTTGAAAGAATTATCTAAATGTCATTGTAATACAATTAATAGCAGACACGAAACATATTGTATAAGTATAGCTGAAAGTATTATGAATGAACAAATAACTGTATTACCAAATAGATGTACATTTCCAGAATTAGTAGGCAAAGAATATCCTTATTTATTTAATAATACCGATGAACAATTAAATATGTTAAGACAATTAATACAAAATAATATTAAAAAATATAATTATAAAACTAAAAATAAATTAACATTAAAAAATCATAGTCAAACAATAGATAAATTATTTACAAAATTATGTTCATCTAAAAAAACATATTTTGATAAAATAAAAAAACAAAAAACAAAAGTTGAAATAAAAAAATATTTATCTAAATATAATGAAATTAATTTAACTGTATTTAAAAATTTTATATTCTCATTAGGATATGCTTCACAAAGTTTTCCAAATAAAAAATTAAAATCAATATTAAATGAAATGGGTTATGATTATAATATAAATTTAGATAAATTTCAAAAAGTATATTATGAGTAAATCAGACAAAATCCGACAGACTAAGCTAAATTTAATTAATGCATTAGAAAAATCTATGGGCGTAATAACTACTGCTTGTAAAAATGTAGGGATACATAGATCAACCTTTTATGAATATTATAATAAAGATGAAGATTTTAGAAACAAAATAAATGATGTAAGTAATATTGCTTTGGATTATGTTGAAAGCAAAATGTTCAAACAAATAGAAAAAGGCAACACACAATTAATAAAATTTTATTTAGCCACAAAAGGCAAAAAAAGAGGATATATTGAAAGGCAAGAAGTAACAGGTGCTGATGGTATGCCTACTAATTTTCAAATAGAAATAATTGATAAAACAGAAGATACAAACTAATAAGGTATATAAACACCTATCTAATAGTAATAAAAAAATAATAGTAGAACAAGGTGGAACAAGAAGTGGTAAAACATATAATATTATTTTATGGATAATATTTAAATATTGTACAAATAATACCAATAAGGTAATTACCATATGTCGTAAATCTTTTCCAAGTTTACGTGCAACTGTAATGAGAGATTTTATGTCTATATTACATAATCACAATATATATTCAGAAATATATCATAATAAATCAAATTCAGAATATCATTTATTTGGAAACCTTGTAGAGTTTATTTCACTTGATCAACCACAAAAGATTAGAGGACGTAAAAGAGATTTATTATTTGTAAATGAGGGCAACGAATTGTATTATGAAGATATGCAACAATTACTTTTTAGAACACAAGAGAGAGTAATACTTGACTTTAATCCATCAGATGAATATCATTGGATATACGATAAATTAATTCCAAGAAATGATTGTGATTTTTTTAAAACTACCTATTTGGATAATCCATTTATAGAAGATAGCATACGTAAAGAAATAGAATTATTAAAAGATACAGATGAACAATATTGGCAAATATATGGATTAGGTGAAAGAGCAGCGAGTAAAAGTACCATATTTAATTACGTTGAGGTTAAAAAAATACCTATACAAGCGCAATTAATATCTTATGGAATGGATTTTGGCTATACAAATGATCCTACAGTATTGGTGTCGGTATATATAGATAATCATAATATGTATATTAAAGAGCATTTATATAGAACACAAATGACAACTAATGATATTAATCAATTTTTAAAAGATGAACAAATCAAAGGTATTATATATGCAGATAGTGCCGAGCCAAGACTAATTAGTGAGTTGCGTAAAATGGGTCATAATATATTTCCAAGCATAAAAGGTAAGGATAGTATAAATGCAGGTATTGATTTATTAAAAAGATATAAAATACATATATTAAACACCTCAACAAATACAATATCTGAATTTAGAAATTATAAATGGAAAGAGGATAAAAGTGGTTTACTTACAAATATTCCCGATGGTAAAAACGATCATACAATAGATAGTTGTAGGTATGCTGCCTATTCAATATTAAGCAGACCAAATTTTGGTAAATATACATTACATTAAAAATTAATTGATCAAAATATAAAGATAATTGTTAATAATTTTTTTAATAACAAAGTATTTTGTATATTTGATTATAATTAAAAAAACAAAATAAATAAAATGACAACAGAACAAACAATTTCACAATTAAGACTGGATATTCAATATCAAGTAGCTGTTTTAAAAAATGGGTGGTACGATACTCAAATTGAAAAGTACGAGGCTCAAGCAGAATTACAACACCTTGATAGAAAATTACTAATTATTTTACAAAAAAAATTTAAAGATGAGTTGCAACTTGCACAAAAAATAAAAAATAAATAATTAATAACAAATAAAACAAAAGGAGAGCAAAAGTATAAGCCAGAGTAAAAAAATAAAAAAGTCCAGAAATTAAAAAAGCACAATGAAGACTTTTACCACTCTATAAAAACAATAAGGCTTTAACTCTCCTTTTTAAAACTAAACAAAATGCAAACATTACCAAAGTACAAACAAAATTTAAGAATAGACCGTAACGATGTATGGAGTTACACAACCAAAGTAGCAAGAATTGAGGGTAACGAAATATACCAATTAGGTTATTGGTCGCAGACAACACAAAAACATATTAATTATGTCGCAGACTATTACGATTTAATTTTAATAAAAGATTATATAGATTAATATATTTTTTTTATATTTAACAAACAAAGCAAATATTATGAGTGATACGACATTATTTAGCATAGCGAATAAATTATACCCTAACAGAGATTTATGGACATTGACAAAAGAGGAAAGGGCAATAGTAATGGAAACATATAGAGATTATAATTAATGGAAACAGAATTAACAGAAATTACTAAACAATTAAACACTTATTTACATTCTGCCGATCAAGAACATAGAGATTATGCAGAAATATATTTAAGAAACGTACATAGAAAATATGGAACGGTAGATACACAAATAATTAAAAATATAATAAGATGAAAAAAAATAATTCAGAAAAAGCAGCGAAATTTGTTAAAAAATTAACCAAATATTTTTTAATATTTGCACTATGCTATTTTGTAGGTAGAACATTAATATCAATTTTATTTAATATATAATTATGAAAAGAATAAAAATGTTTTACGAAGCAAGATTGATTACACACAATATAAAACCATATAAAGTGATCAAATTAGATAATAATAAAGTTGCTGAACATTATGTTAATGGCGATATAAAAATAATAGAAAATGAGTTGGGATGATTTTTTAAACCCACACGAACAAACCGAATACGAGTGCAGCGAATGTGGTGCTGCAATGCAAACTGATAAAGGTGTGTGTTCGGGAACTTGCCACGAAGCAAGTATGATTTAGTAGTAGTTAGTTTTTTTTATGAGAGAAAAGGGTAAGCAGAAATGTTTACCTTTTTTTTATTACCTTGCATATAGTAAAAAACATAAATAAATACGTTATATAAATATGGAAATTGAATTAATAGTACCTAATAACTTATCTGAAATAACATTAAAACAATATCAAAGGTTTGTTAAAATACAAGAAACAACTACTGATAATCATTTTATAAAATGTAAGATGATTGAAAT